CACAAACAAAAAAGCCGCCCGTGAGGGCGGCCTTGTTGTTTTCCGGGGTTAGCAGAAACCTTTTTCTATTTCGTTATCAACTATACCACCTGGTGTGATTATGTCTATCACGCCTCGTAGTAGTAAGTCATCTAACAAGTTAGATACTATCTGTAACCTTGGGTCAGCTTCCATATTATCTTGCACAATATGTAGCATGCGCTCGATTGTGTCAGGTGCGTAGTTCATCGGTTACTCCAACATGTAAAGCACCAGAACCCATAGAGTCCATTCATGTATGTAATACGACCGACTACATCATCTATATCTAGGTTGGTCTTACAACCCTCGCACTCGAATACATCTATTACTTCCTTGGTTTTCACTTGTTGTCCTTTCCATAGAGTTGGTCTAACAATTCGCCTTGCTTGTTTAGATTAGCAATAAGGTTATCAATCTCACCCATTGCTTGCTTGTGTCTAATGCGTGTGCACTTGCCACATATCTTGTGTTTAGTGAGGGCGACTAGTAGGTCGCCCTCACTTCCACATTGCTTACATTGTGAGTTCATACCAGCGCCAAGTCTGGCGTGTTAACTGCACGCTTGAGATAGTTTTGGTGCTTGCTTGTAGTCATTGAATACTTTTGGGTATCTAGTATCCACTTTTCATCGGCTAAGTAATAAGTGCCGATACATTGACGATATGAATAGACTTGGTATTCGCCTTGTCCCTCGTCGTCTGACCACTTGCCCCAGAAATTACCAGCGTTAAATTCACGCTTGTGTACTATCTCATTCATTGCTAGTCGGGCGTTTATTCTTTTAGTCATTGCTTGTCCTTTTCTTAGTACCAGTTGAAATTAGTTAGGGCTAGTCCTATTACTAACCCTATTACTATCGGAACTACATACCACACTACGAACTCGCCTCTTTTGGTTAGTTTCATAGGTAGTCGTCTCCGTAAGGGATATCAACCTCGTCAGTCTCATACTGATTAGGTTCATTGCATTGTGGGCAATTGATAGTGACAATCTCGTGCTCGCCACTATTGCGTGCGTCATAGTCCCAAGTGTGTAGACAATTAGGACATTCGAGGATATCGTCGTGGAGATATGTAACAGGCATTACACACCCCCAGTCGGGTCAAACTTGCGTTCCTCAATTGCCTCATTAACACTATTGACATGGCACTCGCCAGACTCTAAGTGTTCAGGTAACCCCACACGATAACCATCTTGATATTGTTCAATGGTTAATGGTGTGGAACAATACGGACATGGTAGGCTGTCACCTGCCATGAGCATACGGGTTTGATACGGAATATATGTCATGCTAACCCCTAACTATGAAACAACTTTTGCTTCATGTATCTAAGATACACCCACTAGCCGACAATACTAGAGACGTTATCAAATTGTTATAATCGAACACATGTTCGGTCTCATACCCCCCACCCTTAAATACGGACAAATCGGACATGCCCGCCAGGCTTTACGGATGACTAAAAGGTTAATTTAGTGGGCAGTAGCCGATTTGATAATGAATGAGCGGTTTCCACAATCTTGGCAAGTACCTAAGACCATAGTGAATTTCTCTTTGACAACTTCTTTGGGGGATAACATTTTTGTGCTTTTGTTGCAATGTGGGCAGAATGCGTTGGGGGTTACTTGTCCCATGCTTGGGATTCCTCCAGTCTCTCTTTCATAGCCTTGCCTAAAAGCTCTAATATCTTATTTAATTCTTCTTCTGACATACCTTAAGCCTAGCATATTCGGGGGTTTGTGATATTTTGCTTATATGTTTACAACTTGGCTCTTGGAACAAGAGTACCGTAAAGACGATGTGGGTAAATTTGCTCACCTCGTCTATCAGGATTTGAACAATGGCTGTGCTATGGGCATAAAGAGCTATGTGGGCTGGTACGTTCATTTTGTTCGCTACCACAAGCATAATTCGCTAATTCTGCTAAATCTGCTGGACAATGCGCAAGACGAACACCTTAAGTCATTAACCCCCGAATAGCTTTAAAAATCTGCAATAATTAAAGACATGGAACACAGTAGCCAATTTGATAAAGTAGTAGACTTAGCACAGTTTCGTGCGCGTAAAGAAGGAATGACTGCTCCTGGTTCAAATCATCCTGCTTTCAAAGCATTGCAACGTAAAACACAATTAAAAGAAAATTTAAACAAAGTAGAAAAAGAAACACCACTCTTCGATTGGAATAAAGACTAATGTCAAGACAAGTTGAATTTGAATTAGGAAATAGAACTAATGCAGTATTTGCAATTAACCCTAGAGTTAGTACTTTAGAAGCTTTAAATCAAAGAGGGCAGTCTCAACCAATCAGTGGAGATTACATTCCTAAAGGTAAAAAAGGCAAGTCTTCAGGAAAGTTAAAAGGTAAAGGCGGATACTAGTGAGAGCTAGAAACGGTAAAGAATCTCGTCAAGTTATCTTTAGAAAAGGTCAAGACGATACTGAACTAGTAAGACGTGCTAAAGACGCTTCCCACAGAGAAGAAACAGGAATGCCAACTGCAGAAGATGTGCATACCTACAGACTTGCTAAAGGAACAGACACACGCAAAGTTTCTGATTTAGTAAACCAACCAATTAGCGGAGATTTAATGAAGAGAGCTAAAAGATGATTTACGACCCAGCATTAGGTGCAACCCGCGCATACCGAAGCGGTGTAGTTACACAAAATTTACCCGCGTCAAAAAAACTTTCTACTTCACAGTGGCGTAATATTAATAAAGGAATGTTTTCGGGACCTCGACCAAGCTATCAAGGCTATATGCTTAATGAGAATTCAAAAGATATTTTAAACCGTTCAAAACGCAATATGGATATGAGGTAAGTATGTTGCCACTAGCAGCAATTGCAGCAAGAATAGTTGGGCCAACAGTTGCAAAATCCGTTGGCGCACAATTTTCAAAAACAACTGCACAAAGCGTAATTAAAAGCGGTGTAAAGAATTATGCACAAGGCGCAGCTTTTAATATGGGAATGAACGCTGGAAGAAGCATGACTGAATTTACAAGAGGCGCTCAAGATAACGACGAAGCACGACAAGCTCTTATCTAACAATGGCTGAAACAAAAAAATTTGGACCTTACAAAGGTTCTAAAGCTAATGGTGGTCGCCCTATTTATGTTTACAAGAAAAAGGTAGGCGGTAAATGGGTTACTACTTCTAAGAACAAAGCCCGTGCTGACTATGAGTCTAAGAACGGCAAAATTAAATCTAAAGATATTACTGTTGACCATAAAGACAATAACCACAATAACGACTCTAAAGGTAATCTTCGAGCCATTTCTCGTAGCAAAAATACCGCTAAAGAAAACAAACGTAGAGCCGGTAAGAAAGAAAACGAGAAATAATGTACGAATATAATGTAAAGAAAGTTATCAAGGTAGTAGACGGCGATACTATAGACGTTGACATTGATTTAGGATTTGATGTTTCATTAACCAAAAGAGTTCGCTTAGCCGGTATTGATACCCCAGAAAGTCGCACTATTGATAAATTTGAAAAAGAATTAGGGTTAGCTGTTAAAGACTATCTAAAGCATTCCCTAGACAATATTAAAAGGATTGTTATTAAGACCGAGCTGCCAGACTCTACGGAGAAATACGGTCGTATCCTAGGTCATCTATTTATAGATGGTAGTGAGACTTCTTTTAACCAACACCTAATTGACGCAGGCTATGCTTGGGGTTATGATGGTGGTACTAAAAAGAAAGACTTTGCTGACTTAAAAGCAAAGCGTGAAGCGTACGAGGCAAGTAAAAAGTAATAAACCACAACTAGGAGCATAAACCGTGTTACAACACAAACATTTATTGATAAACGCTAAAGTTCAAGACCCAATTAAATCTGAAGAAGATGCTATTAAATTTCTTATTCATCTAGTTCATCAAATTAAAATGAAAATTGTTAGAGGCCCATTTGCTTCTTATGTAGACGTTCCAGGTAATCGTGGACTAACCGCTATTGTAATGATTGAAACTTCACACATTGCTTTTCATATTTGGGATGAAAAAGACCCATCTGTATTACAATTTGATTTATACACCTGTGGTGATTTAGACAAAGACTTTGTATTAGATTGTCTGCGTGAACGTTTTGATATTGTTTCTATGGATTACGCCCTTTATGATAGAGAAGTTGGGTTTAAAATTATAGAAACTGGCTCGGAGGTAAAAGGTGGAACTAACTAAGACTCAAGAAAGAGTCTTTACGTCTGACGACCGTTGTGACGCATGTTCTGCTGCAGCTCAAGTATCTGCAACTTTTATAAATGGTGAATTACTTTTCTGTGGTCATCATGCTAGAAAATCTGTAGTTACATTAAAAACTAAAGCACTTAATTTATATGACCCTGAAAATCAGTTAGGTTTACTTAGCATTCATTAATTTAGTAAAATAGAACCTGTACGCGGGAGATTTTACTTGTTTAAAAACATTAAATTACGTATTTTATTATTGCTGCCAAGTTTACTGGCAGCTCTTTTGGTATTTAAACCTACAGACTCTTTTGCAAATGCAGCACCTTGTGACACCTATCAGGTAAACGGTGGCGACCAAGCGTTTTTAATGAACTTAAATACTCCCCTTAAATGGGGAGAAACTGTTTATACAAATAATATTTATGTAAGTCCAAAAGGAACAATTACTTTTGGCGTAGGAGATTACACATTTTGGACTTTTCCACCAAGTCCATCTATATCAATTGGTTCTTGGGATTATCATGCATTTCCTAACTCAGAAATTCCTGGAGTATGGAGCCCTGGATGGGGTTATGGTAATGATTTATATGTTAGATATGGTTCGACTGCAACGTCTATATGCGTTGACTGGAAAGTAATGGTATGGGGTCAAACAACTGGAAGTCCCGTATATATAAGAATGTTGGCAGAAGTAAATCCAGTTAACTATACTTGGACTCCAACTTATCAAGTAAGTTCTAACGCACCAGGAGGTGCAAGATATGGTGCTAGATATGTTCAAAATGGTCAAGTTTTTCCATTAAGTGTTCAAACTATTACTCAACCACCTGTTCCAAGCCCTACACCTAGTCCTACTGCAACCCCTACACCAACAGAAACAGTAACGCCAACCCCAACGCCAACAGTAACACCTTCTGAAACCAGTTCACCTAGTCCAACTCCTGTAGAACCTTCACCAACAAGTAGCCCAACACCAACCCCAACAGAAACGCCATCTCCTACTCCTTCTCCTGAGCCAACTCAGACTCAAAATCCAATTGACCCAAATCCAAATCCAGAACCTGACGTGACAGAGCCTGACGAACCATTAGTAGACCCAACGCCGGAAGAGACATTAGAGCCAGAACTAGAACCAGAACCTTCTTTTTCACCTGAACCTACTCCTATTGAAGAACCTGTTGACATCGTATCAGAAGAAGAACAAATTCAACAAGAGGCTTTAGAAGAATTTAATCCTGATTACGAATATCAATTAGATGAAGTTATTCCTGCATCAGAAGTTCTTGAAGAATTAAATGAAGAAGAAACTTTGGCTTTTCTTGAAGCATTAGACCCAAATCAGCCAATTGAATACGTTGAAGGCGTTATTATAGAAGCAGGAGTTGCACTTGTATTTGAACAACTAGATAATCCTGCTGATTTATTAGCAGAAGCCTTTGACAATCCGGGACAAGTATTAGAAGCGCTTGGTCAATTAGGCGCTGATATGACAGAAGAGCAGCGCGAAGACTCACAGCAAGTAGTTGTTGCAACAGTCATCGTATCCCAAGTTTTGGGAACAATGGCTCTTACAACAACTCCTCCTGCTCCAGCACCATCAAGCGGTGGCTCTGGCGGCGGCGGCGGAGGAGGCGGCTCTGGTGAAGGCAAGAAAAAGCTAAAACCAAAGAGCCGTAGAAAACCACAGAAAATAAAAAACCACAGGAGGATAAAGTGATAAAGGCCTTATTAAAGCCTTTTAAATGGGCCTTAAAAGCTCTAATTTCCCTGGTCAAATACATCGTCAACATTCCTGTAGCAATAGTTAAGTTCGTAGTAAAAGTCGTTAAAGCAATTGTCCAGGAAGTTGTTAAAGTAGTAACTAGTTTTGCAGTAGGTATCTATAACCTAATTGCTTACGTATTAAAAAAACTATGGAAACTTGTAGTTTTTATATACGCCTGGTTAGTAGAAGCATTTATTGAAACACTAAATCAATTATGGACTTTACTAGGTATGTTTGCAGCATGGTTAGTTTTAGAAGGTAGTGCAAAAACAATAGTTGGATATGCAATTATTTTAGTTCTTGCACTTTGGTTAGTAACTATACGAATAAGGAAAGAAGAAGAATAATGGCAAAAGAAGTAAAGTTAGACGACGAAAAGAAAATGGGTGCAGTTAGCGGTATTAAGAACATCCTATTTAGGATAATCGCTGTATTTGCAGCTAATGGTCTTGGAGTTATTGGTGCTGGTGCAATTGTAGGTATAGATACCTTAAGTGCAGTCATCCTTGCAGGAACTCTAGGTGTTGCCACTGTAGTTGAAAAATTAGCAAGAGGCTTTATAGATGATGGTAGACTAAGCATTGAAGAAATCAACTCTGCCTTTAACTCAGTAGATAAAAAGGCTGAAAAGTAGGAGCAAATGCCTAAACACAAAAAGGAACCATCAAAGACTTTAAAAGCTGGTGGTGAGCCTCACAAAGTTTACAAGAAAGATGGCAAAGTCATTGTTGACCACACTAAGAAAAAAGGTGGTAAATGGGACAAGATTAACTTGACCAAAATGGCTGATACCAAATCTGTTAAACAAGGCGTTAAAGAAGTAAAAAAGTGGCATAAAGAAAATCCACATAAAAAGGATAAGAAGTCTAAGTAAGTCGTTTACAAGTAGCGTCGTCTTCTGTGATAGGGTTCTATTATGGAAGACGACAGCATACTTTTAGAAGCCCATAGCGTGGTCCGTGGCCCTCGTCAAGATAATTATGACCATCCACTAGATAACTTCACTAGAATTGCTAAATTATGGTCTGTAATCCTTGAAAAAGAGATAACCCCAGAACAAGTAGGTCTTTGTATGGTTGCTCTTAAAATATCCCGTGAAATTCATAGACCCCAAAGAGATAACCTAGTTGATGGGGCTGGGTATTTTGAAACAGTTCACCTATTAAAAAACGAGAGGATTAAGCGTTTAGCAAGTGAAGTTTTCCCTTTGGATGAATAATTAAAGGTATGTCTGAAATGAACCAACTTAAAAACATGGAAAAAGCTATTCCTAAAATGGGTGCAGCAGCTAAAGGTGTTCTCGGTTTAGTAGTAGGTAGCGCCCTTGGTGGCGGAAGTAAGTTTGGTAAAACTGAAACTTCTAATCGCATGGTAGATAGAGCCCATGCTGCCAATGTAGAAGACGAAATGAAAAATAGAGACTCTGCTAGAGAGATTAAAAAAGGCAAACAATTTTCTCAATATAAAGCTGAAGAAGCAAAACAATCACATAATCAAGCTTTAGAAAAACAAAGATTTGAAGCTGACACAGTTCATGAATTTGCTACAAGATACCCACATGCTACAGAAATTAAACATGGCGGAACTTCAGTTAAATTTAGTAAAAGAGGTTCTTCAAAACCTGCTTCTCCTACAACTGGCTCAAAACCAAAAAATGTTAAAAAAGCTAATAACAAAAAAACTAAGTAATCAAGAATTAAAGGTAGATAGAGTAGAAAACATCTCTCGAGCCAATTCTAGAGATTTTAGAGACGCCCTAACTCGTGCTAAAGGCGCAATTGATGGGGTACCTACGGAAGCGATGCAGTGGATTAGATGGAACGTTTAACTAAAGCATTTGAAGCCTATAAAGAGGTTTCTAAAACCGTAAAAGACTCACGATTTGGTATTCGTAAACTTCCGGTAAGTAAAGAAGAACCTTTGTTTTTTTCTTACCCACAGCCAGGAAGAGGCCCCAACGGGGAGAGCTCCAACTAGTTTAGGTAGTAAAATTATTACCTGTATCGTACTGTAATACATAGAGCTTTTGAAAGGATTTTAGTGGCAACATATACACCGAAACGACTTGGCACAATGCCAGTCCAACTATCAACTAGTGGCAGCTCAGCGCTTTATACATGCCCAGCATCCACTTCAGCGATTATTAAAAGCATTATTGCTGCTAACACATCTGCTTCAGCAGTTACTTTTAACTTTTCAATAGTAAGCGCAGTAGCAGCTTCTTCCGCTTTAGTTTCAGGAGTAACTATCGCTGCTAACTCAGTTTTAACAATGGATAATCTATCCGTTGTTTTACAAGCTGGGGAATCATTTTTTGCATCAGCTAGTGCTGGAACTTCTATAACTCTTACAGTTTCAGGAGTTGAAATTTCCTAATGGCAGTTGTAGTTTATGGGCCTGTTGTTAACGCTGTTAATAACGAAGGTCATCAAGAAATTTTAGTTTCAACAGTTGACCCTATATCAGCAAACGGAAAAAACGGCGACATCTGGATTAAATACACGCCTTAATAATTAGGAGAACAATGCCGGGCTATTTAAAAGACAGTAACTCTTGGAAACAACTAACTAATACTTATGCAAAAGTTGGCGGTTCTTGGAAACAAGGACAACAAGCTTGGGTAAAAGTTGGTGGTTCTTGGAAACAATGGTTTTCATCTGGTATTTCAGATTTATTTAATAGGGTAAACTCTGCTGGAAGCCTAGGTACAGCTCTTTCTGGACAAGCATGGACTAATCTTCGCGGTGTTTGGAATATTGTTTCAAACCGTGCTCAAAGTTCTTCTGGTGGTTCAAACTATCCAATGGCAACTATTGACCTTGGAACTACTCAAAATACAACTTCTACTGCTTCTATATCTGGAGGTGGAGCAGGAATTGCTTTTTGGGTAACGGATACTAATTCTTGGTGGGTTGCAGCAACAGATTACAATCTAAGCAATTATGCAGTAAATACTGGATGTTCTACTTGTTGTGCTTGTTGCATGATTTATGATTGCTTTAACGACTGCTGCCCTATTATTACTTATTGCGTTCCTTCAGGTAGATGTTCAAGTTGGAACTGTAACTGTTCTTCTTGTTGTTCTTTTGCTAATAAAACTGATAGATTTCACTTTTTAAAGATATTTAGGTCTGTAGCTGGTTCTATTACTAATCCTGTTACTACTAATTTATTGACTACAACTTTTGATGGACACAACTCGGGGTCATACACGCTAATAGCTAAAATTAGATTATTTTTAACTAGCACCCTTATTACATTGCGTGGATACAATACCTCTGATACCCAAATTGGTTCAGGAACTACCTTTGTAGTTTCTGGCGCGGCTCAAAGTAGATATGGCGTTGCTTTAGCTCCTGCTACTCAAAACGCATCTGACTCCGTAGATGACATTAACGTAGAGATAGCGTAGTATAGATATATGACTGAAATGCCTAATAGACCAGCTAGACCTTGGGATATATTTAATAAAAACCTTAATAACATAGCTCCGGCTGTTGCAGAAGAGAGAATTAATATATGCCAGTCCTGTGAGTTTTTTGTTAAAGCAACACGTCAATGTAAAAAATGTGGTTGCTTTATGGATATGAAAACTAAGCTGTTAAACGCTGAATGCCCTGTTGGAAAATGGGGTCAAGTATCCGTTTCTATGACAGAGGAGCAATAATGGCAGAATCTTTAGATAATCTTTTTAGTCAAAAAATGCCTTCATCGGAAAACATAGTTGTTGTGATTGTTGATAAGGCAGCTAATAAAGTTATTCAAAAAATTAGTGCTCATCCAGATTTTTATGCAAATATGAAAAAACTACAAGATGGAGAAGCGTTGGTCATTGCAGTAGATGACCCGTACTCTGTTGAAGTAGGATACGACTACATACCAGACTAAGGAGAACAAAATGGCATTTGCAAACCCAACACCACAAGGTGCAAACCCAAAACCACCTCATAAAATTGCTTTTATCATTGATGGTGTAGTGGCTGATACTATTCACGTTCCAGATAGACTAGCAGCAGTTTTATTAAGCGAACCTAGAATTGTTCGTATTCCAGATGAATTAGAACCTGCAGTAATTCCAGGTTGGAAGTTTAATGACGAAGATGGGTTTATTGACGATAAAGAGTGGCAATTAAGAAACGAAGATGCCGTTATGAGAGACCCTAACTTCCCTCGCGAATCAGACCCAGCTTAATTACTTATAACTTTTTTTAACCCAAAAGTTTTTTCTGTAATTACCTTTATGGTTATCTCTAGATTGTTTTAATGCTTTTGCTATTCTTCTAATATTTAAGTGCCAAGTACTAGTCCATTCTGCTCTTTTAATAGGCAGCACTTGTGCTATCGGAGTGCCTTTAGGAATAGTTCCAATAAAATCACTTTTAAAAAATACTGGTATATTTCCTGGAGTATTCCATTTATCTGCATCCATAATTCCAGATACTGCCATGAATGGTAAATCAAATCTATTAAACGGATGGGTCACTAATAAGCTCCACCCTCTAGGTGTTTTATAACCAACTTTAAGATAAATAGCAATTCCCTCATGAGAATACCCAGCAGGAGGAACCATGTATTTTCCAAGTTCTAAAGGTCTAGCATGTAGTACTTGGCTATCTTCATCCCATTTAAAATGTTTTACACCGTTTTCATCTACCGATATATGTAGGTCTTGGTCTAACCTAATAATCCAACCGCTTGCCATTGCATCAAAGTAAGGCATGCAAGACCTTAGCCCTGGAGTCTCTCCATCTGAAAGAGTTAATTCAGATTTCTTATACCATTCTGGGATAAATCTATGGGCTGGAAGCGGAGATAGCACAGTCCCTACTTCTGGATAGTGAAAAAAGTGCATTATTTTTTTCATACCTTAATCGTAGCAGTAAGTTTGTGTTGGGCGTGAAAACGGCTGGTAATCTAATTAGAATTGACCTATGGCGAAATCTGAAGCGTGGCAACGCAAGGCGGGTAAAAACCCCAAAGGCGGCCTTAATGAAAAGGGACGTAAGTCCTACGAAAAAGCTAATCCAGGTAGTAACCTTAAACCACCGGTAAAGCGTGAGCAGGCGAAAAAATCGCCTAAGTCCGCCGCCCGGAGAAAGTCTTTCTGTGCTCGCATGGAAGGTATGAAAAAGAAAAATACGTCTTCTAAAACCGCTAACAATCCGAATAGCCGAATAAACAAGTCCCTACGCGCATGGGACTGTTAACCAAACTCTAGAGAATAGGTAAAACATGGCAGTAAATAACAACGGGAATTTATTAGATTCCTCAAGCAATGTTGCCGTTGATTTTGTATGGGGTAACGTTCCTATGCAACCAAACGATGACCGTGCTGCTTCAATTAGCAATTTCGGTGGAACTACTGGTTCTGACGAAATTCAATATCAAACAGCAGTAGTAACTGCAGCTTCAGCAACTGCTGGAACCGTAACTTATACTGCAACAAATACATTCATTGCTGGACAGACTGTAACAATTACAGGTTTATCAACAGCTGCATTTAACTTAACAAACGTTTTAATTGCAACAGCTTCTTCAAGCCAATTCACTGTTACAAACGCAGCCACAGGCTCAGCAGTAACTGGTGCAACAGCACAAGCAAAAGTAGTTATTAGCTCACTTCCTGGTGTTGGTGCAGATTATGCATGGGCAGCAACTACACAAGTTGCAAGTGGACGCCTAAACGTAGTAACCCCTGCATTTAACAACCACAACATTGCAGAAGGTGAATGGGCAAGTTATCCATCATTTACAGCAGCAACCGGTAACTACATTGTTACAGCTGCAAGTGGAAATGGAACAACTGTTACATACACCGCACAAAATAAATTAGCAGCAGGAGACACTGTAAATATTACAGGTCTTACAACTTCTGCATTTAACTTGTCATCAGCAACAGTAGCAACTGCAAATGCAACTAGATTTACAGTTACAAGTGCAGTAGGAAGTGGTGTATCAATCACTGGTCAATACGGCAAAGTTGAATCTACAACAGCAGCCGCTTCAGGTGATGGAGCATTTGTTTCAGGAACTGCATACATCGTTGTACCTAGCGTACTTGGTGATACAACAGCATTAGCTCTTGATGAACTTTTGGATGCTGGTTACGAATTAGCTAACATTACAAATACCACCGGAGTTACAAATACAGCTACACAGCCAACTCAGATTAACGTTACAACAACTACTGCCGCAACTGTAACCGTCTCTGGCGGAACAAGCACATGGCCAGTAGGTACAAAGGTTACTATTGCAGCTGGTACAGGTATCCCAGCAGCACTTGTTGGTACTTGGTCTGTAACTGGTGGTTCAGGAAGCACACTTGTTATCGCAGGTACAGGATGGACAGTTGCCGACACAGGCGCTATCACACCTGGAACTTGTTTAACTGGTGCATCTGGAACAGTCAAAACCCAAAGCACAGCAGCAAACGCAGCAAGCATTGCTACAACTGCCACGATTACAATCACCTCTTGGGCCTAATAACCCAAATAAAAAAGCCCCTGGTTATCCAGGGGCTTTCTTTTTTTAACGTTTAGAAGTTCGTCTTTGTCTTCGTATAACTACTCGGTCGTGTTCTGTGGTACCAGCCCATACTCCCATTATTAATGGAGTTGTTAGTGCGTATTCAAGACAGTGAGATTTGAATTCACAGGATTTACAAATTTTTCTAGTATATTTAATATTTATTGCGCCTTCCGCTGCATTGTTTGGAAAAAACAAATCAGGGTCTGTTTGGGCACATGGTTGTGACCCATCAAAAAAAGGTGCTTTAAATTTATCAATACCAGCGTTTTCGCTCCCAGTGACTCCATGCATTACATGCGCTCCCGTATCTTTTATCGATATAAGCTAGTCCGGCTATTATTTGTTCTTTGGCATCAGAAGTCTTTTTAAATCCGTAAGCTTCCCAAGTTGAATCTAAAAACTGTGGGATACCATAAGCTGTTGAATTTTTATTCTGAGCTTTAGGATTAAAACGACTTTCTTTGTTCCATACATTACGCAAACATTTCCATTCTTGCAAGTCCCAACCTTCTGCATGAACCATTAAAAACGCTAAGGCTTCTGCATCAAAGAATTTTGCATATGGGCTAATGATTGCTTCTCTTGCATCTGTTCTACTTACAGAAACTGTAACACGAGTTAATTTAACTGTTGTTTTAGGTTCTGTTGTAGCCGCCATAGTTACAGATTTAGGTTCTGTTGGCGGAGATGCTATTGCCGGTGTAACTATAAATGCAGCTACTACCAACAATGACACACATGAGTGTGTTATCTTTCTGATATTAAGCAATATTCTTGCTCCTCTCAGGTATATCTAGCCAATCAAACTTTCGTACTCAAGTCAAGGCGAACTAAAAGTATTGTTTTTAGAGTGACAGGTGTTACTAAAGTAATGTATAAATAAGTAAGTACACGTGGCATTACACGGACAACAAACTGTTTAGTTAAAACTACAAACAGAAATGAACTATTAATGACTCTCATGGATTGGGCAGCTACCTTATCCGGCTTTGCAGCCTTTTTAGGAACCGTCGTTTTATCAGTACGATGGATTGTTAAATCATACTTAATAGAATTAAAACCCAATGGCGGGGGTTCAATAAAAGATGTCGTCAATGATATTAAGCGCGAAATGGTAGAAGTCCGCGTATCACTAGCCCGCTTAGAGGGCAAGTTTCATCAGCATGTTGAGGAAACAAAAGACTAATTTAGGCTGACGCTCCCAACTTCTTTGGGGCAGACTTTATAGAGCCGGTAAAAACGGCACAACCTCTAGAAGGAAGAAATATGTCAAAATCTATGAAAGCAGCAGCATCCTCATACGCACGTTCTTTTGCAGCCGCAGCTCTTGCTGCATTTTTAGCAACTGGTGGAGATATTGCATCTCTAAACGCCGATTCACTTAAAATGATTTTAAGTGCTGGTGTAGCAGCAGTACTTCCAGTAGCAATGCGTGCTTTGAATCCAAATGATAAAGCATTCGGTAAGGGTGCTAAGTAAACCTTGTACATTCAATGGAAAGACGATAAAAACAAACAGTCTTTTAAACCAAATGTTTGGACACCTATGGTGCTCAACGGTAAAGACGCTATTGACCCTACAAAAGAAGGTCATTGTTTTTGGGAAGCACAATTACATTTGACTCTACCTAAAACTGGTAGACCAACATATGTAAAAATGAATTACTCAAGAGACTATAAAGGCAAGAACGACACTACTGGTACTAATACTTACGCTGTACCCGAAGATGTCACTTCTGTGCAGTTTACGTTATTTTGGTATTTCAATGCTAAACCAGGAACACCTATTTCTTGTATGGTTTATCACAACGGAAAATCAGATATTGTTTCTGAAATTAGACAATTCAAAGGACTGATTCATTAATGGGCTCACCTATTAAAGATGGAAAAATTACCACACCTTATAAAAAAACAGGAAAAATGTGGTCAAAAGGTTATCACACTGGTGTCGACTATGCGTGCAAAGAAGGCACAGACATTATTGCCGTAGCTGATGGAAAAATTGAAAATGCATCTTGGGGAAAATCTTATGGAACCCAAATTGTGCAAAAAGTAACAGGTGGGTGGGTAATCTACGCTCACCTTTCAAAGTCTCTTGTTAAACCAGGAGACACAGTATTGAAGGGCCAACATATCGGGGAATCCGGTAATACTGGCAACTCATCTGGTCCTCATTTACATTTTGAAATGAGAGACAACATTCGCTGGTCCGCTGGGAAAGACATTGACCCTAGCGCTGTATTAGCGTCGTAATTTAAGATAAACTAATAGGGCAGGATGACCTCCTGCCCTATTGTCGACTTAGGAGAATAAAATAAATGGCAACAACACCCAAAGCACCTACACCTACAGTAGTTTGCGATATTAGTGGTAAACAAGCTCATTACACAGTTCCAGCAGATAGATACCCAGAAGCTGCAGGAAACTATGCCTGGGATTGCTTACCTACACATTTAGGCGCTGCAGCAGCAAGAGGAGAATTTCCTTTAGCTGAACCAGGCGCATCAGAAGAATAATTTAATTTATAGGGCAGACTATCTGCCCTATATTTTTAGGAGATAAATATGGCGATTAAATGTGCAAATTGTGAAAATGACGCTCATTTTACAATGGCAGACCGTGGAGTTAGACCGGTAGATTATTGCAATCGTTGTTTACCAAAACATTTACTCCCTAGAGCAATTCGTGGCGATTTTAAATTAAGAGAAGAACCTAAAAAGAAAGCTTCCAAAGCCAAGGCTGAAGAATGAAAACAACAAGGGTAAAAGCCAAACAGGCTCACCCTGTTCCTAATAAAGTAACAAATCCGACAGGTCCCTTTCCAAGAGAACTATTTAAAGAATCTAAAATTGTTGATGATTATCAACCAGCTTTAAATGAAGATGGTATGGATTTTGAAAAAGGAGCTACGGCTCAAAATAATTTTAAACCAATATACTTGTATTGCGGTGATTGCGACTCTAAAGTATTATCTACAAAAACTAACGAACATGAGTGTTAATGGCTAGAAAACCTACAATTCCTTCTCTTGAAGAGTTGCGTAAAGATTCTCAAAAAGCAGTAGATAGATGGGCTTCTACATATCTAACTCCTGAAAGAGTAGATGATTTTAAAAAAACTATAACTGAGTCTGCTCCTGAAGATTATGAAGTAACCGATTCTAGAGAACCTGAAGATACTTCTTATACAACACAAACAGCACCTACTAAGAATCCTAAAAGACCTAGAGCTTTAAAACTTGCATATAGTAAACAAAGTGAAACTTTAGTAGTTAGATTTAGAGACGGAACTTGGTGGGGATACTACGGAGTTCCTGTTGAAATGTGGAACGAATTAAAAGCTAGTGAATCTACTGGTGTATACTTAAAAGAATCTGGTTTAGACCAATGGCCAGATATGGGTGCATTTAATCCAGCAGAAATGTCTCCGGGACCAAGGACTCAATTAAACAACTAATATGAAAACAATCGGGCCACTATACGTTGATATTGTTAACTACGGAAAACGTGGTTTTATGCCTTTTATTGAAAAAGGCTGGACTAGCGAAATTGAACCTCCGTTTAGAAAAGGTAAATGTTTAGTATTTAGAGTTCCCTTTACTAGACCAGGGATTGCTTTAGGTGTGTTTGGTAAGTCAAGACTTGAAGAAGCCGAAGCCCTTTTATCTGCTATTGAAGGTAGAGTGATACCGTTATCTAAATGGTCTCAGGAGGGTGTAAGTGTTCAAGAAGACTACTAAATGGGATAAGCCATTTTCTGAAAAAATTAAAAAAAGAGTTTCTAAGATACCTACTGCTGAGTTAGATATGTGGGCTAGCCAATCTTTATATGAACTTGGAAGATGCCTTTCAGCTTATGAAAAAAATAGAGAAGATGTTTATTTACAAGAAGCTCTTACTGGAGCAGAAGCTTTACATGCAGTTTTAGATGAATTACATAATAGGACTATTAAGCCAACACGCTAACTGATGTCGGAACATCTACTATTAACGACTATATGTAATAATAGATATGCCTCTCTTCCTTTCTCTCCCGTGTGGTGGCGGCACTCTTATGGCCTGGGTTAACTCCTAGGCCATTAGTTTTAGGCCTCGATAGCACAGCGGTAGTGCATCCGCCTTGTAAGCGGAAGGTCGTCAGTTCAATCCTGACTCGAGGCTCTCTGATGTCCTGTAGCTCAATTGGCAGAGCACTCGACTGTTAATCGAGTGGTTATTGGTTCGAGTCCAATCAGGACAGCATATTGGTTAAACTTAAACTATCGTGTTAAAGAATTGGAAAAAATGAACGAGCCAGAATTAGAACTTCTTGAAGAGAACGAAGAGCTTTTAGAAGAAGAGTTTGAAGAAGATGAAGATGACCTTCCTCCCGAAGAGGAAGACGAACTTGATGAGTTATCTAAAGAATTTGTTATTAAATTAGTAGATAGAACTATGCAGTTTATGGAAGCCCTTGTTGGCCATGACCTTCACCCATATCAAAAACCTTTAGCACGTCGAATTATTGAATCTGTAATTATTAATGATGGTGAAGAAGTAACCGCTCTAGCTGCACGTCAATCAGGTAAATCTGAAACTATTGCTAATACAGTTGTTACTCTCATGGTTTTATTACCAAGACTTGCAAAGATGTATCCAGATTTACTAGGTAGATTTAAAACTGGTATCTGGGTAGGAATGTTTGCTCCAGTTGAAGGTCAGGTTGAAACTTTATTTGGACGCGCTGTTAACAGGCTTACTAGTGAAAGAGCGCAAGAAATATTAGGTGACCCAGAAATAGATGACAGCCTTGGTAAAGTTCCTGGAGTTACTAGACAGATTAAACTAAAGAACTCTGGTTCTACTTTAATGATGATGACAGCTAACCCAAGAGCAAAAATTGAATCTAAATCTTTTCATCTTATTGTTATTGACGAGTGTCAAGAAGCAGATGACTTTGTAGTATCTAAATCTATTTCTCCTATGTTGGCTTATTACTCAGGAACTATGGTTAAAACTGGTACTCCAACTACAAGTAAAAATAACTTTTACAGGTCTATTCAATTAAATAAGAGAAGACAAACAACTCGAGGCAGTAGACAAAACCACTTTGAATGGGATTGGCGCGAAGTAGCTAAAGTAAATCAAAACTACGGAAAATTTATTAAACGAGAAACTTTACGTATTGGTGAAGAATCTGACGAATTCCAAATGTCTTATTCTTGTAAATGGCTACTTGAAAGAGGAATGTTTGTAACTTCTACAATTATGGACGAACTTGGAGATACTTCTCAAGAAATTGTCAAGGCTTGGCATCGTAGCCCTGTAGTAGTTGGAATTGACCCAGCAAGAAAACTAGATTCAACTGTAGTTACTGTTGTATGGGTTGATTGGGATAGACCAGATGAGTTTGGTTATTTTGACCACAGAATTCTTAATTGGCTTGAAATTCAAGGCGACGATTGGGAAGACCAGTACTTTCAAATAGTTAACTTCCTTTCTGCATACGATGTGATAGCTGTTGGAGTTGATGCAAACGGAGTTGGAGATGCAGTAGCCCAACGTCTTAAGCTTTTGCTTCCAGGAGCCGAAGTTCACTCTCTAGGCAGTAGCCAACCAGAGCAGTCAAAACGTTGGAAACATTTAAAGGCTTTAATTGATAGAAGGATGGTCGGTTGGCCAGCTCATGCAAAGACTAGACGATTAAGAACCTGGAAACGTTTCTACCAACAGATGACTGATTTAGAAACTAAATTTACTGGACCTAACTTTTTAGCCAAAGCCCCCGATGAAGCCCATGCTCATGATGACTTTGCTGACAGTTTGGCTATCGCTTGTAGTCTCACATTAGATTTAACAATGCCCTCAGTAGAGGTCAGTTCATCGCCTTTTTACAGGTAAACTTGATTTTAGCCTGACATAAAGGTAAAAAAGCAGAACACTTTTATTAAGGTACCTTAAATAGAAATATGGAGTTTTAAATATGGCAATTGCACCAGCGCCTAAATTTCCAGAGCGCCCAGGTAATATCTATGACCGTAAAATGGCCGGAGCAATTCCTGGTCAACGTGGACCTCTTCGTTTTGAAGAAGGATTAGCAACAGACACAGATATTCCACAGGAATTCTCTAACGGAGCCTCTCAAGGTTACACACCTGCAGCAGGACGTCCGAATCGTAATGCACCAGTTCACACTAAGCCAGCCGAAGAAACAATGCGCGAACGTGCACATGTTGGTTCAGCAGCTTGGGTAGAGGCACCAAATACTCTACAAGAATTTGCTACTGGTTCATTTGCTGATTATGCAGAAAACAAAATTGAAGAAGTTTTCCGCGATGGTTCACATCAACAACGTTTGAACCCTGCAGTAGTACAAGACTAGTAATCTCACTTAACCTGTCTAACTAACTTGTGTATTGCAAGTTGGTCAGGCAGGTTTTGGAGCTTGAGGACATATGGCATTAATTTCAGGTAAAGAAGTAAAAGAGGGCCCTAAGCAGTTACCTGCTAACCCTAAAATGTGGAACATGCTTACTATGCAAGCACGTACTAAATTTAATGTTTATCCTTCTCCAGCAGCAGCTCACTGGGTTCACGCTCGTTATACTCAAATGGGTGGAAAATTTGTTCAATCTAAAAAAGAAATAGACCCAAGATTTAGAGATTATGCAAAAGAAAAGCAAGACAAGGTTAAAGAAGAACAAAATAAAAAAGTAACTAAGCCTGTTGGCAAAAGCCAACTTAAAGGCCAGCGCCACAGATAACCGTGGCGAAAAATATTAGTACAGTTAATAGTGCTAAGATATAACAAATAGTTTGGAGAGGATTAATAGGTGACAAGCGGCCTAGACTTTTCCCCTCCTAGTTATAGGGCAGCGTCCTCTGATTTAACAATCTCTATATCCCCTCTTGGATTAGTAGAATTAGCTGATGAAGAATTTGAGGTTCACGGTCCTCGTCTAAACCGTTATTCATTGAACTGGGCTATGTACCTAGGTCATCATTATTCTTATCGCCGTCAAACTGGTGAAACCCAAATGGTGCTCAATTATTACAGAGCATTTACAGATTTCATTATTAACTTTACATTTAGTAAAGGTGTTCAATTTAGAAGCCCTAAAGAAACAGAAGCAATTGTTCCAGATTTATTAGAACGTGTATGGGAAGTAGACAACAACAAAGCAACAGTACTTTGGGAAATTGGTCAACAAGGTGGAGTATCTGGTGATTGTTTTATTAAAGTTGCTTATGAAGAAGCATGGGTAGACCCAGCTGGTCGTCAACATCCAGGTCGTGTTCGCGTACTTCCATTAAACTCTTCTTTTTGTTTTCCAGAATTCCATCCACATGACCGTGAACGTTTAATTAGATTTAAATTAAAATACCGTTTTTGGGGTACATCTCTAGAAGGTACACGTCAAGTATTTACTTATACTGAAATCTTGACTGATGACATTATTGAAGAATACATTAATGATGAACTTATTGACTCACGTCCAAATCCACTTGGTGTTATTCCAGTTATCCATATTCCTAACATTCGTATTTCAGGTTCTCCTTGGGGCCTATCTGATTGCAATGACATTATTCCAATTAATAGAACTTACAACGAAGTAGCAACTGACATTGCTGACATTGTTAATTACCACGCTGCTCCAGTAACTGTAATTATTGGTGCTAAAGCTTCTCAATTAGAAAAAGGCGCTAACAAAGTATGGGGCGGTCTACCAAAAGATGCAAAGGTAGAAAATCTAGAAGGTGGCGCACAAGGTCTTAAAGGTGCAATGGATTTCCTTGCAATGATGAAAAAAGCAATGCACGAAATGGTTGGTGTACCAGAGACTGCTCTTGGACAAGCACAACCTATTTCAAATACATCAGGTGTTGCTTTGTCTATTCAGTTCCAACCTTTAATGAATCGTTACCACCAAAAGATTGTTCAATACGCTCATGGATTAGAGCGTATTAATGAACTTATATTATTGAACTTAGCCGTAAAAGAACCAGAAACCTTTACTTGGGACCCTAATACTGACGTAGAACTAAAAGAAGGTCAAACTCCACAACTAGATACCAATGACCAATTAACATACCGTTCTTACGTACACTTCCCACAACCACTTCCATTAGACAAGTTAATTGCTCTTAATGAAATTCAATCATTGCTATCTCTTGGCTTAGAGTCAAAAGAAGGTGCTTTACGAGTTTTGGGTGAAGAATTCCCAGCAGAGAAGTTGAATGAAATCCGTAAAGAACTTCAAGACGACGCAATAGCCGATGGTGCTCTAAAACTTCTACAGACTCAAATTGAACAAGAAATTATGGAACTAACAGGAACTATGCCACCTCCAGAACCAGGGGCCCCTAGTGCTGGTAAAGGCGCTGGGGCAGGTATGCCTACTCCTATGGTTCCTCCAACCCTTGATGATGCAGCCATGGCTTCAAAACTAGGAGAGACTTCATTAAGGACACAGTTAGTAACTAAAGCTTACGGTACAAAACTTCCTCAACGAAGAGTTCCGCAAGAATACGAAAAATAGGTAAAATAAGCATTTTAGGCTGAAAATTTCGTGTTGTAAGGCAAAATTAAATATAGATAGAAACGTTTGGTCAAATGTGTTATTAATTCGGAAAACGACCCAGAGGACACTAAGGATAAACTATGTCAGAAGTAACAGAAATGAATGTAGAGGCTTTCGCAGCCGAAGCAGAAGCAGTATCAACAGCACCTACAATTGCTGAAACACCAGCAGTGGTAGAAGAATTAAAAGGCAAGAAATTTTACACAGAAGACGATTTGGCAAAAGTAAGAAGCCAAGAAAAAGAAAAGCTCTATCCTCAAATTGATAAATTAAAGGAAGAACTTGAAGTCTTAAAGAAGGACCGCGAAGAAAAATTGGCTCACAAGGCAGACATTGAAGCCGAAGAAGCAGCTAGAGCAAAAGCAAAAGCTGAAGAAGAACTTGAAGTGCGCGACCTTCTAAAAGTAAAAGAACAAGAATGGCAACAACAGCTAGAAGCTGAAAAACAAGAACGCGAAAGAGCTTTTTCTTTATTAGAAAGAGAAAGACAATTCGCAGACCTACAGTCTTACCGTTCACAACGGTTAGAACAAGAACGGGAAAATATTATTCCTGAACTTGTTGACCTCATTAGTGGAAACACTAAAGAGGAAGTAGATGCAAGTATTGAGGGTTTGAAAGAACGCTCAGCACGCATCTTAGATTCGGCACAGGCAGCAATGCAAAGTGCACGAAAAGAAATGACTGGAACGCGTGTGACAACGCCTCCAGCAGGACCTATGGAAACTAATTCGGAACAACGTTCGTTCTCTGCACAAGACATCTCGTCTATGTCAATGGAAGAATATGCGAAGTATCGTCAACGCCTCTTGAGCCCAAGTGCTCAAGGCAAAACGCGCGGACTGTTCGGCTAAACCCACAAATACAAAACTAACAAGGAGTCCAATCTAAATGGCATCTGGTATTACGGGTACCGGCAATCTCGCCGCATCCCCAACAGCGTACTCAGGTACAAACACACAATTGACTCAAGCGATTCAGACAATCTGGTCAAAGGAAATCCTTTTCCAGGCTATGCCTATCCTTCGCTTTGAACAATTTGCAGTTAAGAAAACTGAACTTGGTGTTGCACCTGGTTTACAAATCAATTTCATGCGTTACAACAACTTGGGATTTGCAAGTTCCCTAGTTGAAGGTGTACGTATGCAAACAAACGCATTAACAGCACAACAATTCTCAATTACAGTATCTGAACACGGCTATGCATTAGCAGTTTCAGAATTGTTATTGAACGCTTCCTTCGATGACGTAATGGCTTCTGCCTCACGTCTTCTTGGACGTAACATGGCAATTTACCTAGACCAATTGAGCCGCGATACTCTGTACAGCGCAACCTCAACAATCTACGGTGAAGACCGCTCAGCTCTATCTGCAGTTAACAACTGGTATGCCTATGGCACAACAGCTGCTAACCGTGCAGCAATGACAGGTGCTTTCTACTTAACACCTCACACAGTTAAGGATGCAGTAGAAACACTATCAACCAAGAACATCCCAAGGTTAGGCGAAACCTACGTTGCGTTTGTTCACCCTCATCAATCACGTCGTCTACGCGACATGCCTGAATTCATCGAAGTAACGAAGTATGCCGCTCCAGGTAACTTCATGCTTGGTGAAATCGGACGTTTGTACGATTGTGTTTTCATCGAAACCACACAAGTACTAAAGGTTACAGGCGGTGCTGGTGCAGGTTACTCAGCTGATACAGCTGTTGCTAGCCCAACAGTAACTCCTGGTGGAGGTTACACAACACCAGCTACCTTTACAGGTAACGGTGCAGCTGACCGCTACGATGCAATCTTCATTGGAGATAACGCATTTGGTCACGCAATCTCACTTCCAGTAGAACTTCGCGATGGCGGAATTCTAGACTTCGGTCGTGAACACGCATTAGCTTGGTACTCAATCTTCGGACTTGGTCTAATCACTGACCAATCTGTAGTTATTGCAGAAACCAACTAGTAAGTAATTCCGTTGGGGGCGGTTCAAAAAACCGCTCCCAACACAAACAACAGCTATTAATACGGAGGATATAAAAGTGGCAAAGGTAAACGATTTCACCGGCCGTCAAAAAGAAGCTCTTCAAAAACAATTTGCCGAAGAGCAAGCACAACGTGCTACAGAGATGTCATTAGCAACTGCAGAAGCCCAAATTAAATTGGAAACTGAAGTTATTGATGCAACAAAACCATCAGTAGCAACCGTCATTGTTGAAGATATAACAAAGATATCTACCCAAGATGACACAGTAGTTATTAGAGTAGTTGAAGATATTGAAAACATGACTTTAGGTATCGGAAACAACTATAGTTTTAAGGCAGGACAAAAGTACCAAGTTACTAAGGCAGTAGCCACCCATTTACAGGAAAAAGGCTATTTAGCTGGCGTAATTTAATAAAAGAGTTACACAGATAGCGGGCTCTTGTAGCCCGCTATTTTGTTTATAAAGATTTTTTAAGTAATAACTGACAAGATTTAGTGGTAGCGTGAGGAGTAATCTGTGGCCCTACTAGCAGACCTACTTTCTAGGGTCCGTCTAGAACTCGGTGACGAGGCTAAGCAATTCGTATATTCATCCACTGGTGATGGAACGAAGACTAGATTCTACGTAAACGCTAAACCTGTTGAATTAGACAACCTCACAGTGTTGGTTGCTGGAACTCCTATTCCATATCCTGCTGGATATACCATTGAACAAAAAACTGGAATTATTACTTTTGCTGTAGCTCCTGCTAATGGAGCCAGTGTGAACGTAACAGGCGTAACCAATAGATACTTTTTAGATGATGACCTTTGTATTTTTATAAATACTGCAGTAATTCAACATTCTCATAATAGGACTGATGGCACTGGAAGTGCTATAACTTTAGCATCTATTCCAGCAGTAGAGGAATACCCAGTAGCAATTCTTGCTGTTATTGAAGCCTTATGGGCATTAGCAACTGACGCTGCATTTGATATTAATATATTTGCTCCAGATGGAGTAACAATTCCTCGTTCTGAAAGATACCAACAATTAATGCAAACTATTAATCAACGTTGGGAACAATACAATCAACTGTGTCATGCATTAAATATTGGTCTATGGCGTTTAGAAATAGGAATACTGCGTAGAGTATCTCGTCTTACAAATAAACTTGTTCCTGTATATATGTCACAAGAAATTGATGATGGTAGAAGACCAGAACGTGTTTATATTACAAATGACCTTAATGGTAGAACGCCAACACCATCTACTGCTCAAAATTATGACATTGTTCTTTATCAAGGAGATTCATATGAATGTACATTTAACTTTCCATTTAATACAACTAACTTAAACTTTAAAGCACAAATTAGAACTTATCCTAATGCTCCAGCATTATATGGAACATTTACAGTAACTAAAATATCTCAAACTGATGCTTTAAGTGTTGTTAAAATTGAACTTACTAATTCTGAAACTGAATACTTACCTAGAAGAGCTTTCTGGGACTTACAAGCAACATCCACTGTAGACCCTGATTTCCAGCAAACTTATATTAAAGGTCAGGTGTTTGTTACACAACAGGTGACACTTGACTAATGCCTTGTAACCAAGACCCGTGCGTGTGTGGTGCTCAAGGCATCACTGTAACTCCTCAATCTCCTATTGTTATTACTGTTAATTCTCAACAAATAAATCAATCTGTTCAATCTCCTATAAATGTTAATAATGGAACACAAGGAATTCAAGGCACTCAAGGATTACAAGGCCGCCAAGGTTTACAAGGTAATCAAGGTTCTCAAGGTTTTCAAGGCACTCAAGGTATACAAGGTGATTTAGGTCCACAAGGAATTCAAGGTTCACAAGGAGTACAAGGTGAACGTGGATTACAAGGAAGACAAGGAACGCAAGGCACTCAAGGTATACAAGGTGTTCAAGGCTCTGATGCATCAATGCAAGGACCTCAAGGTATTCAAGGTTATTTTGGTCCACCAGGTAATCAAGGTCTACAAGGCCAAAGAGGTTTACAAGGTAACACAGGAATACAAGGTGCATTAGGTTTACAAGGCTCTGATGGTGCACAAGGTGCAACAGGTTCTGGTTCGCAAGGTATACAAGGTATACAAGGCCAACGTGGGCTACAAGGATTTCAAGGTTTACAAGGTGTACAAGGTTCTAGAGGAAATCAAGGAACTCAAGGTGCGCAAGGAACTTTAGGTTCACAAGGTTTTCAAGGAACATTAGGTTTTCAAGGAACGCAAGGTGCACAAGGTCAACGTGGTATTCAAGGAAACTTTGGAACACAAGGTACAGATGGTTTGCAAGGCAATCAAGGTTTACAAGGTCAACGTGGTGTACAAGGTAACCAAGGATTACAAGGTCGTCAAGGAACACAGGGTGGGCAAGGTACACAAGGTATCCAAGGCGTTGGAATACAAGGTAATCAAGGTATTGCTGGCGCAGTAGCTGCACAAGGAATTCAAGGACGTACTGGTTCACAAGGCGCACAAGGTACGCAAGGAAACCAAGGTCTACAAGGTATATCTGGTGCATTTGCTGGACAAGGTATTCAAGGTACGCAAGGTATTCAAGGCGAAGCAATACAAGGCGCTCAAGGTTTACAAGGACCTAACGCTGCAATTTCATTTGGTCCAACTCCCCCACCAAGCCCATTAATTGGTGACAGATGGGTTGACTCTAATAGTGGAATTGAATACACATGGATTGACGATGGCACTAATCAAACTTGGATTGAAGTAAGTGCAAGTGGTTTTTCTGGAGCACAAGGTGTTCAAGGTCCATCTGGTTTTGGTGCACAAGGTTTGCAGGGTATTCAAGGTGACCCTGGTATTCAAGGTATACAAGGTGGATTTGGTGTACAAGGTTTAACTGGTGTTGGATTCCAAGGAACACAAGGTTCACAAGGTGCTCAAGGTTTTGGTTTACAAGGTTCTGATGGTGCACAGGGTGCGCAAGGTTTACAGGGTCCTAATGCAGCAATTACATTTGGACCAACTCCTCCAGTATCTCCGTTAATTGGAGATAGATGGGTTGATTCAAACACTGGTATTGAGTACACATGGATTGATGACGGAACTAACCAAACATGGATTGAAGTTTCAGCTTCTGGTTTTGCTGGTTCTCAAGGTATACAAGGTCCTGCTGGAACTATGCAAGGTACGCAAGGCTTGCAAGGTTTTGAAGGGCCCGGAACTTACACAATCTCTTCTACTCCACCAGTAGGTCCTGCAACTGGAGATACTTGGTTAGATTCTGATACAGGAAAGATTTATATTTGGGACGGACTTGAGTGGTTTGAAGCATACGGAAACAATGATGGTCTTCAGGGAACTCAAGGTATACAAGGAAATTTTGGTATTCAAGGGCTTGATGGTTTTTTTGCTGCTCAAGGTGTGCAAGGCCCACAAGGACTACAAGGAAACCAAGGTAGTGGAACGCAAGGTGGGCAAGGGCTACAAGGTAATCAAGGACCTATTGGATTAAGTGGAATCCCTGTTGGTGGTTCTATTGGTCAAATCCTTGCTAAAAATTCTGCCACTAATTACGATACAATTTGGGTAGACACTGATTTAAATCAAATAAGCCCACTACTACTAATGGGAGCATAAATGGCTGTTGCATATAAAGTCCTAGGTCAAGTTACATCTACAGGAACAATTTCAACTTATGACACTATTGGTGCTCAAGTAGGTGTTGGTAAATCTTGGTTAGTTTCTACAATTTCTATTTGTAATCAAACTGCTTCTGCAGTAACTTATCGTCTTGCAGTAACTTCAGCACTTGCTCCAGCAACATCAGAGTTTATTGTTTTTGGTGCATCTATTCCAGCAAACGATACAGTTACATTAACTCTTGGTATTACTATGGAAGCTGGAAAATATTTAAGATGTTCTTCATCTTCTTCTAGCGTTTCATTTTCCGCATTCGGCACAGAAATCTCATAACACATGGCAGTAAGAAGAGCGCAAGCATCTATCTTATCTGGTGTTAATTCAGCAGCTAATGGTCGTACTTTAGATTCAGGCTATTCTCGTGTTAACGCTGGTTATATTCCAACTTCAACATCTTCTGTAGTTCCATACACATCTTCAACAACATGGTCACGACCAATTAATGTTCATTGGATTGATATTGCTTTAGTTGGTTCTGGTGGTTCTGGTGGGTGTGGTGGAGGAGCAAGAACAGCCGGAGGCGGAGGCGGAGGAGCTGTATTTCAAGTTAATCAATTTTATGTAGGAGATTATGATACTTGGTACATAATTATTGGAAGCGGTGGTACGGGATGCGCTGGCGGAGCTCAAGGCAACTGCTGTTGTAATCAATGGGGACAACCTGGCGGGCCAACAATATTTACTCCTACATCTTCTAGTTTTAATTTTGGTGTTTATTCAGGAGTTGATTCATCAAATTTAAGAAGAACATTAATTGCACCAGGCGGTGCTGGTGGTGGACATCCTTGTGGAGGAATTGGTTCATGGACTATCGCAACTTCAGGTGGTATGGGTTCTAATAGAGAAACAAATAATCATTGGGGAGTTGTTAGAGAAGATTTTTCTGGAACAAGAATTGTGTATTCAGGATTAGGTGGAAGAGGTGCTGCAGGAAGTTTTAATACTGGTACAGGTACAGGATTTGCAGGTGGAGGCGGTGGTGCAGGAGGACCTGCTCAACAAAGTTTTGGTAATCCTCCTAGCAGTAACAATAATCCTGGGCCTGGTAAAGCATTGTTAACTCCTTTTTCTGGAACTTACGGTACTGGTGGACGTGGTGGTGGAAATGCAAATGGAGCATTTGGTACTGGTAATGGTGGTAATGGGGCTGAAAACAACTCTGGGTTTACTTCTTTTGGTGGCAGTGGTAGAGCAGAAATAAGGCAGTATTTTTCATCATGAGCATTAGACGCGCAAGTACTTCTTATTTACATTCTTTAGATAATACAAATTCTTTTGGTACACAAAAAAGAAAATATTCAAATGTAGCTGCAGGATTAGGAACTGCAATATTTTTTACTAGTAATGCTCCATACACTAGACCAACAAATGTTTTATACATAGATTTACTTTTAGTTGGTGGCGGAGGAGGGGGAGGACAAAATAACTATGGTGGTGGCGGTGGCGGAGGTAATATTTATTACATTAAAAAATTATATATAGGAGATGCTAACACTTATTTTTGTTGGATAGGTAGAGGTGGAAGACCAGGTGGCGCTACTGGTTATAACTGGGGCCAAGCACCAGGTGAAGGAGATATTGGAGAACCAACTCGTTTTACAACAACTACTTATGACACTTTTAGTTGGGGAGCGTGGGCTTCAGTAGGAGATGCAAAAGCAATAAACTCAATTGGTGGCGGTGGTGGCGGAGCCAACGGTCAATTTGGTTTTCTTGGAGGACCCGGCGGTGGTTCTGGAAGTAACGCAGGATTTGGAACTTCGGGAAGATTATCTGGTAGTGAAACTTGGAACGCGGGTTATGGATTTAATGGTGGAGCTGGTTCAGGCGGCGGCGGAGCTGGTGGTGGAAGTTCTACTTCTCAAGGAGGCAATGCGTCTGGTAATACTGGTGGTAATGGGGCTGATGGTCCAAACTTATTAGCACCACTTCCTGCAACATTTGTTAACTCATTAGGAAACACAATTACTACAAGATTTGGTGGCGGAGGGGGCGGTGCTGGTGCATCAGTAAATGGAACTGGTGGAGCAGGAGGCGGAGGAAACGGTAGCTCTGTTGGAACACCTAATACTGGTGGTGGAGGCGGAGGCGGAGCTGAAGGTGGTTCTGGATTAATAGTTATTTGGGAACATAGAAATTAGGAGACTTATGGAAGAAAAAGATGCGCAGTACTTCGCTTGTTTAGATGAAAACAATAAAGTTATTACAGTAATAGTTTGTTCTTCAGAAGAAATAGTTAATTTTCCTGGAAGATGGGTTGAAACTTTTAGAGATAAACCAGGTAAAAAGTATGCGGGAATCAACGACACATACGAAGAGGCATACGATGACTTTTTCCCACCATTAGATTGGGTTCCAAACGAAAGTTTAATTGCAGAATGGGATGACCAATTACGTGCAGAATATGGATATCCACCTGCATCTGAAGACGTAAGACCAAGTGAATAAAAGAAAAACACACTAAACTAGTAATACATTAGATAGGATTTTTATGCCATTTGGGTTTCCTTTAACTCCTTCCATAGGCCAGACGTATTCAGCGGCTGGTCGTACTTGGATTTGGAATGGAACCGCGTGGGACTCTTTAGGTACTGCTCAAGGCTTAACAGGTATCCAAGGTTCACAAGGTGACCCAGGTGCGCAGGGAACAACAGGTACGCAAGGAACTGACGGTGTTGCTGGTTCATTAGGCGCACAAGGTACACAAGGTTTACAAGGTTTTCAAGGCCCAAATGCTGCAATAAGTTTTGGTGCTACTCCCCCAGTTTCTCCACTTATTGGAGACCGTTGGGTTGATAGTAATTCAGGAATTGAATATACCTGGATTGATGATGGAACAAACCAAACATGGGTAGAAGTTAGCGCATCTGGTTTTGCAGGAACACAAGGTGTTTCTGGTGCACAGGGTTCTCAAGGTATTCAAGGTTCCGATGCAAATATGCAAGGAACACAAGGTATACAAGGTTTACAAGGCGAAGCAATACAAGGTTTACAAGGTATTGCTGGTAGTGCACAAGGTATTCAAGGACCACAAGGTTCTAATCCTTTAATTACTTTTGATACTGTTCCACCAGTTTCTCCATCGGTTGGTGACAGGTGGATTGATTCTAATTCTGGTATTGAATATACATATGTAGACGATGGAACAAACCAAACATGGGTTGAAACTTCTGCATCTGGTTTTTCTGGTGTACAAGGTTTACAAGGTGTGCAAGGTTTACAAGGTTCAGATGCAACAATGCAAGGTGTTCAGGGAACAATTGGTGCACAAGGAACAGATGGAACAAGTGGAACACAAGGCTTAACAGGTTTACAAGGAACACAAGGTTTTCAAGGTCTTAACGCAGGAATAAGTTTTGGTGCAACTCCTCCAGTATCACCTTCACTTGGTGATAGATGGGTAGATTCAAATACAGGAATTGAATACACATTTATTGATGACGGTACAAATCAAACTTGGGTAGAAACTTCTGCGTCAGGTTTTTCTGGTGTACAAGGTATTCAAGGACCAACAGGTGCAGGATTACAAGGTGCACAAGGCATACAAGGCGCAGGAACTTACACAATATCTCCAACTCCTCCACTATCACCATCAGTTGGTGATACTTGGTTAAATGAAGATGACGGAACTGTTTCTGTATGGAATGGTCTTGAATGGTTCGAGTCCAACACAAACT